AAGATCCATGTTGTTACTAGCAGTCACATTGATAGTAGGGGACACAGTTACGTTGATGGGCTGGTTAAGTGACACGCTTCGGGGTCCCGATGGCTGTGCTGATCCCGTGGGATGTGTCGTCGGTGACTTGTCAAAGACAGCATCACCAGATGCGTCAACACTAGAAGCTGCTGAATTGGCTGCTGACATAAAGTCATCAGTCTTCCACAAGTGGTCCCCATCAGGGTCCCAACCTGGCTTGCCTCCAAGGTAGTCGGATGAAGCGGAGGCTCTCCAAGGTTTCCACCCATCAGACTTAAACAAATATGCCGCAGCCTCAGCGTTTTTAGAAAGGCTCTTTAACTGATCCCGTCTGGTGACTCCTATATTCTTCAACCAAGACTTGTGGGCGCTGAAGTTGATCTGCCACATACCTGTGTCGGAAGTGTTGGGATTCTCAGCGTCGGAACTCCACCCAGACTCCCGTCCCGCAATAGCCACAATAGACGCAAGGTCAGAACCTCGGAAACCAGCAGCATAGGCAGCTCGTGCGGCGGCGTCAGCCCCGACTACGGTACCTTCAACTCCCAAGTAGTTTCCTGAAACACTCTCTCCTCCTGGACCTTCTCCTGAACCGTGGGAGTCTCCTCCACTACCAGCGGCCCCCAACCTTGCAAGGTTCTCCGCTGCCATAGCATTAGCGATCTCATCGATAGCCATATCGTCATATCCACGCAAACCAGCAGTAGCCATACCAGAAGCGGCACCAGCGTCTTCAATGTGACCATCCGTCTGCTCAGCAATCGAAAGACCTTCCGAACCTTGGGTATCTCCGTATTCGGACTCTTCAAACTTCTCTGTACCCCAGGGAGCGCCCTGCTCTTCGTACTTGCGACGAGAGTTAGGGAGTTCGTTGGGCTGAACGTGCCAAGGTTCATTGTTTACGTTAGCAAAGTGTTTAAGACCAAATCTGTGGGCGTTGGCGTTCATCCACTTATGACCATCAGTTGATACGAGGTCAGCAGCAAGACCAATCTCGTGCATGGAACGTCCAGGAGGGGCGGCTGCTGCGCCCTTAACACGCTTCCATTTCTTACCCTGATATGTGACATCACCAGAGGGATCAGGACGGTATCGATCAAGAAACATTCTCTCTTGGACCTTAGAGTCACGGATGCCTTCACCAAATCCGACTTTACCCTTACCTTCCCTCATCATGCTAAGGAGTCGGTTCTGCATATTGGGGTGCATTGCCTTAAAACCAGACTTATTCTTAACCTCAGCTATAGAAGCAGGAGCACCATACGTAGGAACTTTAATGGTCGCATCGTTACTAGCTCCTGCCGAGGAGGAGGTTGCTCCTGTAGGTCCTGATGCAGCTCCTGAAGAGCCTCCAGACCCTCCCTTATCGAACTCACCGTCACCCGACATACCACCCAGCACTGTAGAAGCGATACCGGCTATCTTCATAGCAGCGCCGCCGCCAGGTAGCATAGATAAGCCAAGTCCTAGACCGCTCATAATACCGCTGGCTGCGCCTGAAAAGGGCTTGTTCTTTATACCAAAGCCTATGGCAGGAGTTAGTGCCGATTCGATGTTGCCCAGGATTTTGACCATCTTCTGCTGGTTTTCCTCCATGACCTCAAAGTGGTCCATGTGGCGGTCAGCGAAGCGTTCCTCTCTATTAGACTTCTCTAGCTCAGTCTGCTCTCGCTGGGCGGCGAAGGTGTCTTCTATATCGACAAGCTCTCGGTGCTCCTTTTTGGACGCATCAAAAGTACCCTTACCTCCTTTTGAAGCAAAAGTGTTCTGCGATTCAGCAAATAGGAAAAGCTCGTCCTGCTGCTTCTGTCCTAAACCACCTTGTGCCATAGCCGAGCGAGTCACAGATCCAAGCTGTTTACCACCCTGAAGAAGTTTGTCATTTCCTAAGTTGAACCTTTGATACAGTTCCTTTTGTACCTGTGCGGGATCTTTAAGACCACCGCCAATCTTGTAAGGACTGACCCCCAGGTTGCGCTGCATCTTGTTAGCAATCTCTGGGCCAAGTAGCTCTTCATAAGACTGGGCGGCATCCGCAGTTGACCGGCCATATCCGGTCATAGCACGCTGGTGAGCGTAGAATGAACCCATCTGCTCAGTGTTAGTGTTAAGACGCATTGATTGTTGTAGAACAGTATTATTCCCCTCAATACCTCCCAATCGGAAGTCACGGAGAGGTCTGCGGGTCGCCTGAGCTTCCTGGTGATTCATGCCCGATCGCACCATCATCTGGACATTTAGACGGTCTGAACTAAGGGCGTACTCTGCCCCCCTATCCATACGACCAACAGCGGCCTGACCTACCTGGGAGGCCACATTACTGAGAGCCTGTCCGACCATTAAAGTCTTACCGCTCTGTCTCAGATTATCGGGGGACCTTAGCTTGTTCCAGAATACGTCGGAGCTTTTCCCACTCTGAGGAGTGGAGGGCTGTGATGTTCGACTGCCGCCTTTGTCATTTCTATGACCCATGGCAACATCTTTGACATCAGGGTCAGACGCCATCTTCTGCCAGTGACTACCTTTACCCCTTCCAGACCCTTTAGCACCGGGGTTAGCCTTAGCCAGATTCTCCATCTTGGAAATGGTGGCGTCAAGAGTCTTTGAGAGGTCTTTAACCTGGTCGTCAACCCCCTTTACGGCGGTCTTTAGCCCGTCAAAGAGTTTAGTAAACCTGTTGATGGCGTCTGTGTCTAGGTTTATCTGGTCTGCCATGCTTGTAGATCCTTAGCTACTGTGTGTTATACCGGTGCTTCGCCATGCGTACCCAAAAGTCACGCTCACGAACTGGTAATGATTTAATGTTTTCTAACGTAAACCCTTGATACACAGTAGCTACCGCTTCGTATTCCCAATATAATGATACGTAATTAACCGAGTAGAAGACTGACCCAATCGAACGCAATAGGCATATCCTCGCCGCATGTCGCACACTGGGTGTCCACCTCCCCCATATCTGGACCCGCCTCAACCTCAAGGAGGGCGTTAAACAATTCCTTACGCACACCAAAGTTCAGATCCTTGGTGTACTCTTCTCTGTTGAACGGCTCTTCTCCCTCTTCAAACACGAGGACTCGTGAGATGATAGCCGTACTAGACTCACTTGCAGTGTTACCCCGAGCACCCGCTGCCAAGTCCGCACCATTGGGGAGTCTCAACTTAAAGGTACCCTTACTTGTCTTAACTTCCAAGGGGGCACGGAGGTCGATATCAGTACCTTTGATAGGGAAGTCTTGGTCAAGCTCGATTGTAATGTCGTTCTTAGCATTACAGTGAGGACAATACCTAACGATATCACGGTCGGTGCCATAGGTAGCCTTCAAGGTCTCCAGGAACACTAGGTTGCGGTCGGCCTCGATGAGACTGTCCACCAACTTAGCGTCCGAGGGGGTGCCCCCTACAGACACCAAACCTGCTACGACTATGGCTGTGTAAAAGTCAGTGTACGTAAGGTCTTCTTTCTTGCGGAGAATGTCGAACTGTTCTTCGTCACGTCCCGTAAGCTCCCTGACTACCGCCGCATCTAACCACTCACCCGTATCGGGGTCTTGGATACCTGCCAATAGGTTAAAGGTTCCAGGTAGAGGGGAAGACACCTTGGGCATGGGGTCCTGCATCTGTTTGTTAATCTCTTTAGCTTGATCCTGTTCGGATGACATATTGTGTTACTCCTTGTGCTCTGTATATTGAATGGAGGGCGGGTATAAAGATACCTATAGTATACCCGCCCCAGAAGGTTTACGTAAAGAAGGGAGCGGCGGTCGAAGGACCTCCTGAACCGGCGAGGGTAGTCGGCTCTCCAGCAGTGAGGGCATTGATTTCCGACGTGGTGTAAGCTGCATGGAATCCTTCGTGGTTCAACACGAGCTGCTGGATCATAATGCTGGAGTCTCCAGCATTAAGGTCCGTGAAGCTGTAGGATGCGGGCCAAGCATTGTAGATTTTGAATCCAAACTTGACCTCACCAATGTTTTCGCTATTGGAAGTCTCCGAGGCACCTGGGTCGTAGTACGAAGCTACGGTAACCGGGTGGTCATAGACTTTAACCATAACGTCACAACGGAAGTCGTTGTCATCCTTTGTGGAACCTGGGCCACCACCTGCCCATGAGTGTAGGAACTGCTGCCACATATACAGGTCGCTCTCTCCCGAAAGCATACCCTTAGAAAGTGTGATAGGTCCGAAGTCGGACTGTCCTGGCATCTTGTGCATGTGGGTGTTCATCCCACCCTCACGGTACGTAATCATCTCATTAGAGACAGACACACCTGATACGACAGAGAACCCGAGATCGCTGATTTTGCGATCCCCAGTGTCCAGTAGCGTGCTAAGGTGACTTGTACCCGATGAGCCCACGCCGGGCTCAATCGAAACTCGGAACTTAAAGTTACGAATTGGATCTGATTTTGAGGCTCTAGCCATGTTATTTGTTACTCCTTAGTAGGGGGGGTTTATATCAGAATGACTCAGCGGCATTTGCGCCGCCAGTCCACTGACTGATGTTGACGACGATGAACTCAGCGGGATACGACAGAGCGACTCCCACGTCTACGTTTACGATACCCCGGTCGACTGTGACCTGAGTGTTGTTTGTTTCATTACAGACAACGTAGAAAGCCTGAGATACGTTCGACCCTGCAAGGGAGCCTTGACGCCACATTTCAGAAAGGAAGCCTGAGCACCGAGCGTTAATGTGTTCCCAGAGACGGGGGCCGTTAGGCTCAAACACTGCGAACTCCGTCATTTCCTTAAGAGACGACTTGACGTAGTTAAGAGTACGTCGAACAGGGATGTACTTGTCAGGAGTAGTGCGAGCTAGGGTACGGGCACCGTAGATGTTCAGCCCTGCTCCTGGGATCACCTTGAACGAGTTGACGTGAGGCTTACCCGAGTATAGAGTGCCCAGTTCTGATTCTGAAATCTTAACCTCCATTGCAATAGCGCCTCGGATGCCTGCCGAAATACCGGCAGGTGCCTTAGCGATATTACGCTCCGTCTCGGTGCGGGTGATTACACCGGCGATAGCACCACCTGGGAAGGTCGTACGAATCGCACCAGGGCCGGTACGGGCAGGGTCAACCATCTTCAACATGGGAGCGTAGTGGGCGGCATAACCTGTCCCGGCAATCGCGCTGAAGCGGCTGGCGGTCTGCTGGATATCAGAAACCGAAGTGTCGGTAAGCTCTGGATCGATGATTACGAAGCTATCGCCTCTCTCTGCGGCGTAAGAAACAGTGTTACCGATGGTGCTGGTGTCCGTCTTACCCACAGCGTTGATGAGAAGGTTGCCCTTAACCCCATCCATCTGTCGGAGAGCGGCGTTGAAGTCTTGAGAGCCAACCTTTGCGGGGACGCCATCAGCGGTTCCATAGTCCTCACCGTATTGAAGCGTCAATGTTTCAAGCGCAAGGAAGGTTTCGTTAGCGTCAGCCTCTTCTTCTGAGACTTCACTTACTAAGATGAAACTACTGTAGTTGTTAACGATGCTGTCGATGTAACGGTTGGAGCCGGGGTCCAGGGAAAGGTCATTCCAGCGCTCTACTTCCTTACCATTAAGGGCAACGGCCAGGTTGAAGGTTGCACGGGATGTCGAAGTAGCCTCCAGATTCCCTTCGGTAAGGACCAAGGTCAACCCGTTGCCCCATGAGCCAGCGCTGCGAGCAGATACAGTGAAGGGGACTGCCGATGCGCCGGTACCGGGACCGGTACCGGCGTCAGGATCGGCGTCAGGATCGTCAGGATTAGCGTCTTCTGGCATACCTTTAGGGTAGAACGTGAAATGGTTGTCGCCTGGGGCGACCTGACCGGGTTCCCAAGGAGGATCTACCGGGGCGTCTGTGTCGGGATCAATGTCCCGTTCAGGGTTCTGTAGCTGAGCTGTCGTGGCCGTAGCACTGGCGACACGGATAACGTACGCCTGCTTGCCACCGTTAGCGAAGTAGTGGTACACAGCGTATGGGAGATCATACTTAGTAGTGATCTCACCGAAGAGTGACTTGTAACTGGTCCAGTTAGATACCAGTTGAGGAGTGGTAGGTCCTTGAAGAGCCTCTCCCAGGAACACGGCAGCAGCTTGACCACTGCTGGCCGAGGTAAGAGAGGTTAGAGGCGTTTCATTAACGTAAACGCCTGGGGTAGTGTAATTCATTGTTAATCCTCCGTAGTTGGATTGTTGTTAGGGTTAGGGGGGGCCATTTATTTCTCTTCTAGTCCTACATTTACGTCTGTAACTTGTTCTGCTCGCCTCAAATCACTCTGCGGAATCTCCGCATTGATTCTTATAGTATACACCTTTCTGAACGTTCTTTTCTTATATCCAGCTTCCTGGTCTAATAGATTAGCGGCTCTCCAGTCAACAAGATCACATCGCCTAATCGTGCCATCCTCTGGGACTTCTATGAAACCTCGACGCATGGGGAACACTCTCCTGAGCATCTTCGCCTGCATCTCAATATCGTGCCGGGGGACACGGCAGTAGGTAGTCACCTGGTACAAGATATCCACAGGAACTACCTGATCCGTACGCACATAAGCCACCGATGCAGCGGTACTATCCATTCCTGCTTCATCAAGCTCGGAAGGGAAGTAATCAATGTAGTCGGGGCGTCCTTTTAGACGCTCTTTAAGTACAGGGTCAGCAGAGTAGTAATACTCCACTTCCGAGTGCTGGCGCTCGCTCGCAAAGTCAACATCAATCATATCGATGGTGATAAAGGGGTAAAACTTCTCTGATTCCTCAGTAGGGTAACCAAAGAACACCTTGGCAAGACGTTCACTGTTACGGTTATCCGTAACAGTGATATTACTGAGTCGTCGTTTAAGAGCAGCATCCTCAGCTAACAAGAACCCTGGATGTGGTCCTACTGGATGGGGGGCAATGGAATCAGCCAATTTGCAACCCCTTCTCGATCAAACGACTGAGCATAATCTTGTTCTGCGCTCCCTTACTGTTGGCCTGGGAACGTAGCAGGGAAGAGGGGTCACGTTCGGGTCCTCCAAGCTCTAAGTCCATAGCCTCTTGTGAGGATGTTTGATAATCGAAGATATCCCCGTCGAACTTAACATGGAGGGTATCAGCGTGCTCTTTCCAGAATGGATGGAGGTTAGCCTCTGACCTAAGCTCTTCAGTGGCACGTCGTTCAACCTCAGACACAGCCTCAGAGATGATCTGATCTAGCTTATCAAACCGATCCATGACCTGAGTCACGCTTCCAAGTCCTCCTTGGCTGACCATAGCCTTACTAGAACCAGGGTTCATTAATGCGTTATGAAGTCTTGAGAAAAGACTTGTCATAGTCACTCCGGTTCTAGGCGTTGTATCAGCGAAACACTAAAGCACTGCGGCTATTAGATACTAATATCTTACACCATACCAGGGAACGATGGGGGCCAGGGGAGGTCCGTAACGGTAGGTATTTCTGGTCCTGGGTCGAATCCGAACTCTTGGTCCACGAATATCTCGTAACCGGTAGCTGTAACGAGTACATCATCGTCCAGTCGTCCACGGACCTCGTAGTTACTGATCTTGTAGTAACGACCGTCATAGTAGAAGATGTCGTTCAGGTGGGGGGCGTACTCAAACGGCTGGCTGATACCAGACTTCTTAACGTCGTCGTACAGCATTACTGCTCTCAGGTTCTGAGTAGGTACTCGGCCCTCTTGACGAACTGTTAGAGCATCTTCCATCTCCTCGACGTAGATGGTCGGGATAGGGATACCAGGGGCGTACACCCTACCGTAACCATCCAGGGGGCTGCCCTGGTCGTAGAGATCATCAAATACAGTACCGTCAACCTCTCCCTGCTTGACGTACTCAAACCATACAATATGCTCCCCGGCCTCGTCTACACGATGCCTAACATGCTTATTGATATGCAGATGTTCCGTGCGGATATCAACCATTAGAAATACCAATTACCCATGTGACCATTCATGTAACCGGCAGGGGGTTCTCCCTCGGAGTAAACGTCCTCACGAAGCTCATCTTTAGGTTCAGCGATGTCGACCTTACCATCTCCAGGGACATCCCAGATACGTTCCATGGGGCCATAGTCTCCAACCTCACGAGGCTTGTAGACAGGAACCCAGCGGTTGGTAGTTCTGCTGACTCTACGCAGGTTCAGAACCTCTAGGCGACCAGCACCCAGGTTGAGGTTCTTCATCTTCTCATCTAGCTCTGATTCCCAGTGCTTCAACAGGTCTGATACCGAACGATATCTCTGGGAAGCCGTGATATGGACGCTTTCGGAAGCGATAACGTCGATATCACGTGCGTATTCGTTGAGAAGCATCCACAAGGCTTCGACAACGGTGGCGGTGACTATTACGTCCTGCATGAGGTCTGAAACCTCACCAAGTGTCACATCCTGTCCGTACAGAAGATTGTTACTGGCAACACCTGCGGCGTACTCAAGATCGGAGTCAAGTAACCACTCAAAGTGGTAGCACTCAATCATAATCTTGTTAATACCTGATGGCATATTGTTAATACGTATCAGACCGTTACGAGCATCCACTACGAAGTCCTCGACTGGCATCTCGGTAACTCCGGCGTCAGTGTTGTCCGCAGTACCCACCCACACAGTGTCTACATCGATATTGGGGCGTCCCATATCATAGGTACGACCGGCAGGAGGGAACGATGACTGTACGAACCGTGCAAAGTCACGCATCTTAACTCGTGCGTCTGTAGTGATATCACTGATAGTAGCCATACGTTATATATCCTACCACACCCGTCGAGGTGCTCTAGTCATTATCGGGATATTCCCAGGTACCCATAGGGTCATCCATAGGCTGATCCAGGGCGGGACTACTACGACGCATCGGACCAGTAGTAGTCTTACGAAGTAGAAGGAGGTCCTCTATGGTGGAGGAGTCCTCGGGCTTGGGAATCACGATACTCTCACATACCAGACTACTAGACGGGCTTTAGGAACGATACTCAGAGAGTTGGATTCAGTGGTGTTGACATCCGTATTAACTGACACGCTGCCGGTGCTCGCCGCACTTGAAGCTCCTGTATCCCCTGTATGGTCATCTGTCTTCGTTAGAGCTTCCTCTGTGCTGGGCGCTGGTTCGTTTCCACGATCATCCACTGGAGAACCTGTAGTGCCGGAAACCTCGAAATCAATCTTCTTACTACCGGTATTTGTATTGCCTCCACCTTCAAGGTCTACGGGCTGGCCCGTGTTATCTGTATGCTTAGTGATACTTACTGTATGCTTATGGCCTGCATCTGGTGTGAACACGAAGCTCCTCGTAGCAAGAGCATCACCAGCCGTGCCGTAAGAAGCTGAGCGGTGCAGGGACTGTTTGGGCTGTGTCCAGTCGCCGGGGGTCGATAGGTTGCCGTTAGTCTGGAGTCCCCAGAACCATGATATATCCATACCATTTGGCTGTTCCTCCGTATCAATCCAGTGGTCGTGAGCACCAGCAGTATTCATACTGGCAGTATGAGCGTGCTCCATGGGGTGGTAGTGGGTTCCGACATCGTGGGAGTGTGTATTACTGAGAGATTGCGAAAACTTGTGGTAGTGCTTAGTAACGCTGTGCGAGTGCTTAGCACCGTGGTTATGACCCACGTCGTGAGTATGCTTCATGTCGTGCGAGTGTGCTTTCACACCGTGCGTATGGGGCGGTAAGTTAGAATTAGTAATGTCAACAGTGTCAGAACCAACTACCGAACCGACTGGTTCGCTCTTAGTACCTTTCAGCACATAGCCATCGTTCAGGTCAGGGAGATTGAAAGTCAAACTGTTCTCCTCTCCATACGCTTTGGCAAGAGCAGGGTATGAAGCCTCACTAACAGCTTGACCACTAGCCGGTAGAAAGCGGTCTGAATCGCTGAGGGCGTTTGCCGAAGGCCATGCGAACACCGCTCCGATAGGTAGCTCTACCTGCTTAGCAACAGCCAATTCTTTCCAGGCAGGTGAGTCCTCTGACCCACTTCCGGTGCGAGTTTTAACGTATAGTCCTGACTCGTCCCCCCGTTGAGCACTTGAGTCAAAGTACAACTGCCCAGGAACGGCCTTATCCTCACTGGGGCCGGGAGCACGGTCTTTAACGACAGATACGTTAGTAGTGTTCCGCATAACCCTCTTATCAACGATGTTTCTATGATCGGGGGCCGCACTACCTACTAAGAGCACAGACGCCAAGACTACGTGGTGGTCAAGGTGGATAAACCCAGGCTCTTGGATGTTAACGGATGCTGGGAAGGTAGGGTTTGGTCCCACGCCCCCTGGGTCTGCAATAGTCTTAACAACAGCGTTACCCACTGTATCAATTTCGACTACTATTAAAACGTACTGCTTATCGCTACTTGTAGATACGGCAGATGCCACATCCACGGTAGCAGCACCTACGTCATAGTGAACACCTTTTACTATTACCCTACCGGAGGATATCGTTAGACCGAAATTGGAGCGACCACGAGTAACCTCACAACCCTCAAGGACTCCGTTACCGGAGTCTCCTAGAATCTCAAAGTCCAAAGAGTCAGGCTCTGACTGATCCAATGACAGGAACTTAAAACCATCGGTGGACTGTTTTGCGTTAGGGATAATAAGAGACATTTCTTACCTTTCAGCGACGGGGCTTGGTGTCGTAGATGTTTCCTCGGGACCGGAGGAAGCTGTGCAGAGTCTGGGGGAGTGAGTATTGCTTACCGTCTACGAAATCGTACTTAACGTTAGCCCACGTCATCACCCAGGTACCTTTAACATAGGCGTCTACGTGGGTAGGGGTGGCGATAATTGGCTCAACATCTTCGACTACAGCTTCCTCAGCCTCGACTACAGCTTCCTCAAGCACAACCTCGGCTTCGGATTCCGCTACAAGCTCTTCGATAGCGTCGATAACCCATTGCTCTTCCTCTACAACTTCGATAACTTCGATAACGTCTACATCCTTCTTCTTTGCTGGGGCCTTCTTTGCTGGGGCCTTCTTCTTGGCTGCTACCTTTTTTGAACCTGTATCCACGATACTCTCCTGTGTAGTTGACGGGGGGGACGCTTTGTCCTTCTGTTATTGTATCAGAAAGCTAAACAAAAAGCACCCCATATATAACCAAAGCCCCTCTGGAATACACCAGAGGGGCCGTAGTTAGATACATACCTCCTTTCGTAGGAGGTACTACTATCAGGCAGCAGCGATAGACCCACCAAGCGTGTTGATAACAACACGTGATTCGTGGGTAATCATACCGAAGCCCCAGATAGCGTACCAGGCGAGACCGTGCTCACGACCGAAGTCGATCACGCCGCCGTCACGAAGCTCAACCGGGAGGCTGATAGCGTGTCCGAAGGCGTTGTCACCGATCATAATGGCCGAGTATGCGTCGTCGCTGGCCGAAACACCTGCGTCAGGGTTGATTTCAGCAAAGTCGAGACCCTGCTGAACCTGAGTCGTCTCGATGAACACCACGTCGTAGATACGACCGATCTCACCGAGCATGAAGTTACCAGGGGAGGCGTACTTCGTGACCTCGATGAACTCAGGCCAGTCACGGAGCGAACGGCTCTGTGACGGGTGGACGAAACACACGTAGGTGTCGCCCAAGCGCGGGATGTTCTTACCAGCGAGGATCTCAACGGCGTCCTTGACGGTTGCCGGTGACATGAAGCCAGGTGCCGATGCGTCACCAACCGAGCCGGGATCGTAAGGCGAGATCGAGCCACGGTCGGTCGCTACTGTACGACCGAACACAACCTCTGGCGGGACCGCAGCGCCTCCACCGAACGGCATAGCGTTCTGGTAGAGAGTGTTACGGGCCTGCGTGTCCATGGACGTAGCCATGTGACGACCGAGGAGCCGTGACGAAGAAGCCATAACATCGTCAAACGAAGCGTTAAGCAGAAGCTCGGTGACGGCAACAGCCTTACCGTGCTCCTTGACGGTGATCTGGATCTGCGAAGCGCTCAGAGCGACTGGCTCCATGCGCTCGGCCTCGGTAAGCTCCGAAGCCTCTGCGTCAACGTCCAGGTTGTTGTAACGCATGAAGTTGATAGTCAAACCGGGCTGAACGCCAAGTTCGGTCTTCTTCACTGCGAACTGTTCAAACCGGAGAACCGGCATTGCCTGGAAGAGGATTTCCTTCGACCAGATTGTCTGAATAGCGGGGGAAAGGGCGTTAGCCGAGTCGTAGCCGGTGATACTAGCATCGGGGCTGGACAGGGATTGAACGACGCCGGAAGTAACATCACCGCCTGTTGGGGATGGGAGTGCCATATTGTTATTTATCCTTCTTGATAGGTTTGGTTAAAGTATGAATAGGTACCATTTCAGTGTCCATACCACTGGTTTGTGGCTGCACGCTTCAATCTTTCCCGATGTTCCGCATACGTCTGCATGTCCATATTGGCGATGTCTGCATCGCTAAACGTTTTCTGCTCCATTGTGTTGTCCATTGGTCCTGATGGTGTCCCCCCGGTCGAGGGAACACCTTTCGGTCGTGCAGGCTGCGCTGGCAGCGCTTCCTGCAATGACTCCATAATAGCAGATGTTCTGTCTATTACGGCGGAAATTGACGCATCAATCTCTTCTTTATTATTACCGCTAACAAAGCTCATAAGCTCAGGCATAATACCTTCTTGTTCTTCCTGAAGCCTACGCTCCCGGTAACTTTGAACTTCCTGATACTCACGCTCCTTCTCAAGGAGGGCGGTCTTGGCAGCATCACGAGCTTCAAGCTCTTCGATCTTAGTCTGCCATTCTTCCTGGGCGCTATTGAACTTAACAGACCACTCTTCGTCCCGACGCTCGATGAGATCACGGGCCGACATTTCTTCTTCTTCTCGGCGCTTACGCTCTTCCTCTACACGCAATTGTTCCTCGTGTACAAGAGTCTTAGCTGCTTCGGCCTCGGCAGAAAAGTGTTCCATTTGAGTTTGCAAACGCTCAATCTTTGGGTAGAGCTTATCCTTTTCCTGTGAACGAGCACGCTCGATATCCTCCTGGGAGAACTGACGAGAGGTGTCTGCCGCAGCAGCTTCCTCTTGTGCGGGGGCTTGTTCAGCAGGGGCGGGAGCCTCTGTTGAGCTTTCTGTAAGTGTTTCTTCTGACATTGCTAATACCTCGTGTAGTTGTTCGTATATGACTGGATAATTGTATACTTATTATTCTCCACCATCGGGAACACGACGTTGAGCTAAGTTAGCTCCGTATGCCCGCTGCACCAACTGATTAACGATTTCTCCCCCTTCTGGGGAGACACCAGGAAGGACGCCATCTTCTGCGCTATCCTTTGCACTGGTAACTGAAGGTCCCATGGTTCCGTCTGGGAGAATCCCAGTCATCGCCATAACACCAGCAGATATCTGCGCTGACACCATGTCCAGCGCACCCTGATCGAGTTGATCTTCCATGAGTTCTTCGTAGACCTCAGCCATCTTCTCGTTAGGGAACTCTTCGCCAAGAGCACGGAGTGCTCCTCGCTTCGACTCAAGACCCATACCCATCTTCGCCTGTAGCTCATTAAGGAGAATGAGAGCATCCACAGGGAGGGGGTCGGGCCAGTGGACCTGCGTTTTATACGTCGCAGCGTCCGTAGGATCAAGCTGGGTAGCCTGGTCCTTCTCAGGATATGAGGCAAGGGAGGGGTCCCAGTTAAGGGTCCACGGCTCATGTACCGCCTGAGTACGGATAATCAAGTTGTTAACACGCTCCAAACCTTTAGAGAAGTGTACCTTCTTCATAAGGTAGCGGTTCATCATAGGCTGGTACTGGATAGCCAGTGCCACACCTGATGTGTTAGAGATCGGTTGGGTCTGTCCTAGAGCAGTCTCGGGGACGCCAGTAATCTCGTGCATGGAACGCTTAAGACCTTGAATGAACTCAAGGGAGCCGCCCATCTCACCCTTGGACTCAAGGTTGAATACTCGGGCATCTTTAGGAAGACCTGCCCACACCTTCTTAGCACCCTTCTCAAGCTGATTAGCTTTAGCGCCAGTAATGATAGTAACGGGGGCGGCGTGGTAGTTGATGATATCAGAGACATCAGTCATCTTCTCGTTCAACTCGCGGTTCAGGGAGATGATATCCCAGATATCGGACTGTCCCCAGGGGGAGCTGCTGATGGTTACGTTAGGGATATGTACGATAGGGATATGGCCGATTGGGTTATCATACTTATCGATCATCTCATCGTTGATGTACTGTTCAATAGTGTCGTCGGTGAGAATCTCAGTAAAGGTATACACCTGTCGGGTACCTTCGGGGGAGGTTCCCCAGAAACGGTACTTCAGCTTGAACCGAAGCAGACGGTCACGGTCGTGGGGATGGTACTCGGGGAAGCAGTGGGCGGGGTTAAGAGGGATGATACGAGTACGCCCTGGCATATTAACGCCTAGGGAGTCCTGATAAGGGGACTCATACGCAACCTTGACAAAGCAATCGCCTGTAACGGTTGCAAGCTGCCCCATTTCCCAGAGTACCTTAGCCTTGTCGTTATCAACTTCCCAGACCTTGTGAAGGAGATGGGGGATGATGGCAGCATTCTGCTCGGAGGTGCGGAACTGAACGCCCTTACCAAAGCAGAAGTTGTTGATGTAGTCAGCAAACGCACGAACGTAGTTCAGGGTAATATGCTGGTCGCCCACCTCACGCCGATAAGCGTGGTGATGACCTAGGTACCATGCCCAAGAGCTTGCGTAGCGGTTCAGGCGGGGACCGTGTACCTCAAACTCTTCGTCGGCAAGCTCAACAAGGCCAAGGGGACTAATAGCGATAGTGAGGTCGCTACTAGCTGCTCGGAATGAAGGGCTGTGAAACTCTGCGCTCATACGTTACCTAGGTCAGTCTTTCCTTGTATATAGGGTACTATCATATCATATCTGGGTGATAACTAACAGTCAAAGGATAGTTATCTTCCTAACAACTTCCTGGGGGAAGTAACTAACATCGTGGTAGTAAGTATCCCCTTTGAGTGTCATTAACGTCCCAGCAGTTACTACGTACCCATCCTTGAGGTCGGAGAGCAAATACCCTGCGGTAGTAGAGATTGCCTCCCCTGGATCGACCCAATCCTTAAGGTCTGTCCAGCTCTCGTTATCAGAGAAGATGTCCACCCAGGAGACGCTTACTAGGTCTCCAAACTTGGGGGCACGAGTAGTCTTAGACATCAAATAGTACGCTTATCGCTGGACTTCTTCTCGGCACGAGCGGCCTTCGACCAACCTCCGCAGGAGGTGCATTGGAAGCGTCGATACGAACCAGTCTTTGTGTGAGAGAACCCACGAGACTGCAACTGCTCTGGGGGCGCTCCACATCGGGGGCAACCGTCATGCTCAAGCATCAGAGCCTTGTTGGGAATGCCAACAGCCCAAGGTTCGTAAATCTCGTATAACTTCTCTGTGAGAACCACGTCCTGCTTGTTGTACTTCCGCATACGTCCCCAGGCAGCTTCATCCTGATCCACGATGCAGGACTTCCAGAGGTCGAAGCCTTCGTGCTTCACCTTGGAACCAATG